TTTCATAACTTCTAAATATGGCATATATATTGTCTTAATCTTTTCTGCCAATAATGCTGACCCTATAGCTATACATATATGACTTTTACCTGAACCACTTTGTCCTAATATCCCAAATCCATTTTCAGGTGTTTTTCTTATTCTAGAAAACTCTTTTATATAATTAACTGCTTTAAGTTTTAAACTTGATGTTAACGGGTCAATTGGAGTATATTCATTAAGCTTTTTAACCTCTTCAGGTTTAACTCCAAAGTTAATCCACATGTTTTTAACTATTTCCATTTCAATACAATCACATCTTTTATAACCATTAGGTCCTTCAATCCATAAAGTATCTTTACACTTATCGCATTTATACTTAGAAGTTACAGTCGACATCTCTGGTTTCTCCATCTGCTGTTTCAAATTTTGAGAAGTCGTATTCTGTGCTAGTATCTTTTGAATTGTTTCCCCTATTGCTACCAGTTCCATTATTAGCCTCCTCGTTTGAGTTAGTATCAGTACCTCCTGCTCTCCGTTTTTCTAATATTCCTTTTAGATAGCTATAGCTACGTTTTCCATTACCGTCAGCTATCTCTGCTGCTCTAGCAACTTCAAACGCTGAATAAATCTCTATGTCTGCTGCTATCTTCTCCATGGTCAGTGGAGACATTATAAAATTACATTTATCTAAGAACTTGAAAACATCCATATTACTTTTAATTTTTTCACTTAAAAGACTACTACTAGTATTAGTGTTTGGATTATGGATTATGGATTTAGGATTTTGGATTATGGATTTTGGATTATGGTTATGTCCACCTGTCGTACCACGTGTCGTTGACGTATCGTCTAACGTATCGTCCTCTTCATTTTCACGTATCGGTGACGTATCGTGTGACGTATCGTAGTAATCCTCTATAAACTGCCTAATCAAAGGCTTTTGAACATGTCCTATCAACTCTCTAATAAACTCTTTGTTTTCAACAAAGGACAAGTCTTTTTTTATACAATCAAACATTGGTTTTCCACCTTTGTTGAGGTTATATTTACCATAATTTCTAATACAAATTTCCCTAGTTTTTTCATTGTAAAGTATCAATTTATGATGTTTTACAAATCTATCCATCAAGCTGTTTACTGACTCTATGGAATATCCAATATCAAAAGATATTTGTTTTTTAGTTATTTTGTAAATTCCTATCATATTTGTTTTAGGATTTGTTAGTAAATATAAGTAAAAATATTTATCCTCTGGTGTCATTTCTTCTATAACTTTTGGGTCTTCCCAAAATTCTGTATATACTAGTCTGAAAGGCATTTAATTTACCTCCTTAGTTAGTAACATTTTTATCGAAATTGCATATACTAATAGTAGATTAATTATTAAAGCACATAGTATATGTGTGATATAATTATGGTGATAGAGCCTTTGGCGAGACTCTATCAAGTTTAAATTTACCTAAATATTTTTAGAGTGGACCCTTTGGCGAGGGTCTTCTTTAGTTAACAAATGGCGTACCTTCAAATGATTCTTGTTGTCCTCCTCCACTTTCGTTAGTTTGTGAATTATTATTTTCACTATATTCAACATCTATTGCATCTGTTCGTGCATCCACATAATCAACATTGCTACTATTTATTTCTCCACCATTAGCTACATCATCCTTGATCACTGCCTGGTCTGTTTCTAAAGCCTTTTGCATTTCTATACTTAGAATTCCGTACTTACTCAATAAAAGTTTTAAAACTGTTTTAGTGGCCATAGAATGAAAATCTGTATTCCAAAGGCTGTTATCTTTCGCCCACTGATTTTTACTCTTATAACTTTGACTGTACTTCTTACCATGTGCTTGCAATTCTTTAGTAGCCATATAGAGATATTTTTCAAATCCATTCAACAATTTGAAGTATGCTATATATCCAACTACTGTAGAGTTTTCATCAGGAGTAAAATCATTATTAAATTCAATTTCACCAGTGATTCTGTTATATCTCTCAATTTCTCCCTCATAAACTTCGCTTGATGATATTGTCTTATACTGACCACTTCTCATAGCTAACTGTATAAATCCCTTATATCCCATTTGAAACTGAGCTACCTTGCCTTTATTCTTATCGTTATATGGCACTATATAAGCAAATCCTAGGTTTTGGTCTATAGGCAAATCCAATGTTGCAGCTACTACTGCACTACTAACTATTGAATTTGGTTCACATCCATTCAGTGATGGACTACTTGATATATTTATAATGCTTGACATAAATCCTGCTGCTTTTTTCCCAAGTATCTCTTCAAATCTCTTTTTATAGTTAACATTTGCTAATAAGCCTTTTACTGTAGCTTGATGTTGCCCTACCGCTGTACTTTGTTGCTTTTGATTAATTAATCCTTCGTTTACATTTGCCATGACTATTCCTCCTTATTTAATTACTGATATTTTTAAACTTACATATTCTGTTTGCCCTTTAAGTATTTCAGAATAAGTTTTAGGGTATTTTTCTTTTAATAATTTTGTATCAAGACTATCCTTCTTCACTGTCCACCTAGATATCTTATAGTTTCCATCCGTGCCCTTTTTACTATCTTGAAGGTCTAAGTAGATAAGTTGCTTTAGTTGTTCTTTCTCTTTCTCTAGTGCCTTTATATGCTCATTTAAATCGCTGTACTGAGATAACTTTCCTCCACTAACATTCGTTTCTATATCATTGTCCAAAGCTTGTTTATACAATATCTCTTTAGTTTCTATTTCTAAACCTGTAGGCTCTGGTGGCATTTTTGGGATTATATTATTCTCCCAAAAGTTTTTCCCTACTGCTTTTAATGCTGCTATATCTCCATCATTTCTAGGTACTACTTTCCACTTAATTTCTTTTCCTAGCATGTATATAATTAAGAAGTTTTTAAGTCCTGTAACTCCCATATACCACTGACACTGCAAGTAATAACTATCCGGTATTTCTTCCCCTAACCACATCTTTTTAAGGAACTCTGAACCAGTTTTTATCTCAAGTCCAAATAACTCATTTGCTTCAATACTCCAATACTCCCCAGTGTCTCTATTTTCTCTGTACTTCCATTCTTTAGATAAGGCTCCAATACCATCAATATTTGCTGAAAAATAAGGTATTTCTTTATCAATCATCATGTATGGATATTCATAGGTCTTAAGTTCAATCCCTATCTCTTTCTCAAAATCTTCTTGTACCCATTCTCTTATAAGTGGTTCCATTCTATTTCCAAATACGGTATGGATATTACCTTTGAACTTTTCCACTAAGTCTAGTTTGTCATTGAATACTGTTAATGCTGAACTGTACTTGTTAAATCCTGCTATAGAACCAATCTCAGAGCCACCAATTGTAGTTGACCTTTGTTTATGCCATTGTTCCCTCTCTTTTGAATCTTCTCTAGTATCAAAAACAACTTTTGCTGATTTAAACAAATCTTGATTTTCAATGAATTTTACTTTACCTTCACCCGTTATTTTTAGTTCCATTAATTAATTACCTCCTAAGCTTTTTACATAGTCTAAAGCTTTTTCGATGCGTTTCTCAGCATCAATGTCAAATTTAAAACTTATGCTATCAAAGTAAGGTGCTATGCCATTGCTAAAGTGATTTACTGAAATACCGAACCTTGTTATTGATACGAATATATCCTCTGTTTCTAGTGCTAATTCAGTCAATTTCATGCACATAGCTTTTATATATCCATTCATTTTTCTAGCTCACCTCACCTATTTTTTCAACTTCAATTTCTCCAGTAATAGTTTCAGCAACTTCTGTAACAAAGTATTGATAATCATCTTGGGACATTTCTTTTAACAATTTATCTTGTGATTCTTTATCCAAGCATTCAAAACGATCTAGACAAATAACTTTCAATTCTCCACACTGAGCTTTAGAAACTTTTATAGCCAGTTCTAGCTTTTCTCCATCTGATAAACCTTCTATCAATGTTTCATTAATTCTCACTCTACCGTCTGCATCTACACTTATACCTTCTATTGGCATCTTTGCAGTTAATAAAAGTTCTCCTGGAACGTTTCTAGCCTTTTCTATCCGTGTAGTCAGTAAATCTGAATACTGTACTTTAGGCGTTAATTGATTATCTTTAATTTCAGATATCCTATCCCAATCTCTTAAGTAACTAACCATTTCTTGAATATAATTTGCTTTTTCTTGTAGTGGTTCAACATCTACTTCTTTATGAGTTTCTAAATACTCTGCTGCTTTACCTATTCTTACTTTTTCAGTTTCAATTCGTGCATTAACTTTTTCATCAATAGTAGTTTTTTCAACTTTTTCTTTTTCTGAAAGTCCAAGTAATTTTTGCTCATTAAGCGATATTTTATTTTCATGGATTACAATCAACTCTTTTTGTTCCTCTGCTTCTGAAAGTACCTCTTTTTTCTTTAATACTTTTTTATCTGAATACCTTTGACGTAATTTTTGGTACTCAGCTTCAAGTTCGTTGTCTAGCTTAGATAATTCTATATTTACCTTTTCATTGGCAGTGTTAATGAAGGAGTTAGCTTTTTCTATCTTAGATTTTGATAACTCTACAATATCCTTAATATCCTCTGCTTCATTCTTATACTTAAGTTCTACTCTAGTTTTTTCTGACTCTGCCTTAGCTTTAATATTTTCTACTATAGAGTTGTAATTATCTTGAAGAGATTTAGCATTTGCAATCCATTTATTTATGTCCTGAGCTTCTTTAACTTTGTTATAATACTCCTGGACATTTTTATCTTTCCATTCATCACCGTCATATTCCGGTGGCAAATCATCTTTTATTGATTTAATCCTAGCTTCTAGTTCCTTAATCTCTCTGTTAACTTCTGCTCTGTCGTTATAGTACTTAGTTTCTATAGCTTTTAAAATAATAAGTATGTGCTCTGTATAGTCTATATTGTCAGTTAACTCACCAAACCAATTAGTGATATCTTCTTTGCTCCATCCTATCTCTAACATGCCTAAGAGTGATTTTGTTTGTTCTTTAGTACTAAGATTTACCCAGTCAAGTGGTCTGAAAATATTACCATTTACTAGATCTCTTAAAAACTTTTCCGTAGAAGGTACTCCCTCATCATTTCTTCTAACCTTCAGATAGTCAGCTTTTTCATTTCTTATCATTCGGTTTACTTCCAAGCCATCATCCAATTCAACGTACAATGCAGCTTCATTTACCCCATGTCTAACTACTTCACTTCTTCTGTTCTTGTTTAAAAAGGTTTTTTCAAGTGCTTCTATGATGGAAGTTTTACCTTTTCCATTAGGTCCCCTAAAGATATTTACCTTTGCTGCTTTTATTTCCTGCTCTTCAATTCCTAAAAAATTTGCTATTTTAAGTAGCGATATTTTACTCATAATTTACCTCCATTGATTTTATATTTTTCAAACTCCCTAGTAGATAATACAAGCTATAGCTAGTAACGCTCCAAATGTAATTACCATAGCAGCTAAGCTTCTAATACTCTCTAGTAATTCATATTTAAATCTTTTATTACATCCTTTACACGTTTGACATCTTTTCATTTAAATTCCATCCCCCACATAATAATTTTTTTTTAATGTAACCTTCCACTATAAAATCCATAATATATATTAGACACTCATGCATTTTTTATAAATTAACTTTTTTATAAAAGGCATTACTGCCCTTTAGATATATTAGCTACCAAATTGATTATTTAATGTAATAACTTTTGATGCTTCTGAAAGTATTCCACCTAGTATATTTTTAAGCTTTTCATTTTCCTTTTGAACTTTTTCTAATTCTGTTGTTAATCTACTTCTCTCTAGTGGAGAAAACTTTTCTATTGTCGTTCCTTCAAGCTGTTGTATATAATCAAGAGAGAATCTAATAATTGGTATACCTTTTACTGGTTGCAATATTCCATCTGTTCTATATTCAGTTATTGTCTTTACTGTTACTCCCCATCTCTCCGCTAACTCCTGTTGAGTTAATACTGTTTTCATCTTTTCCCCTCCAAAGTTCTTCTATTATAAGATCATTTGGTGTAACTCTTAGTGCCTTACACAACTTACAAACTACTTCTATTCCTGGATTTTCGTATTTCCCACTTTCTAACTCCGATATATAACTTCTTGTTATACCGCTTTTATAACTTAATTGTGATATAGATAACCTCTGTTGTTTTCTAATTTCTTGTGTTTTTAGTACTTCCATAATTTTAATTTCCTCCTTCGTTAGCTCCATTGTACAATTTATTAAATTTTCAATTTGCTAATTTAACTAGTAAAAAAAATTTCATCGACTGATTTCCCAAGAATTTCAGCTATCTTTTTTGCTTCGGTAAGCGTAAAATCAAACTTACCACTCATTTTCAAACTTAACGTAGATGCATTCATTCCAATGTCTTTAGCTAGTTTACCTTGTGTACAACCCTTTTCTGCCATAATACCTTTTAGTCTTTTGTACAAATCATCACCTCCTTTAGATTTTCGTTTTGCTAATTTCTATATCCTTATTATAAATTAGCAATTTGAAAATTGCAATAGCTTTTTTGAAATTTCTAAAAATAATTTTCATTTTGCTAATTATTTATTTATTATTTCTAAATCGGATATAATTATACTATATGATTTTTCCCAAATTATTTTTTTTGTTGGAGGTGATACATATGAGTGAAAGCAAAGTTGGACAAAGATTACGATATTTAAGAGAATGTAATAACATTATGAGTAAGGATCTAGCAAAAATATTAAATGTAGAACCAGCAACTTTGACAAATTGGGAAAAAGGGAATAGATTTCCTAAGGATGAAGTATTGATGAAAATTTGTGACTACTTTGATTGCAGCATGGATTATCTCTTTGGAAGAACAGATAACCCTAATATAAAAATACTTCAAACAGATTATAAAGGTCATGAAGTTGAAGTTGCAGTCGATAAAAACTTTACTGGTGGTTTAACTGCTGAAGAATTCGAAAAATTACTAACTGAATTAAAAGAACACTATATTGATGTAGATAAAATAATGGAAAAAATAAAAGATACAAAATAAACACAATAGAAATAATGGCTAAAGATTATAAAAATCTTTAGCCATTATTTTTTTAAACAATTTTTATAAATAATAATGCTTTTTAATAAATTGCGAATTTTATCCTATAATAATTATATAAAGTAATTTTTGTCGATTATAGTAGCAATGTTCGGTATACCGACAATTACATATTATAGATAATTATGTAATAATGTATATAATATCCAATTAATATATTTATTGAATATTGTAGATTATAATGTTAAAATAATGTAAAGAACAAGTGTTCTTGTATTTGAGGGGGTATTTTAATGAGTATAAAATTAGAGGATGCCATTACAATAAAACTTGATGGACAAGTTGTATATGATAAAAAACTCAACTGTACACCGATTGGGGAAGATATTTCCGACTATCCTTTCGTCATAAATTGTGAAAAAATGAATGTGGAGGTGGTTGAATGCAATACAGCATTAACTATAGAGAAAAAGATGGTGGTATACAAGTAATAGTACAATATAAAGATAAAAATGGTAAATGGAGACAAAAGAGTAAACAAGGTATAAAAAAGAAATCTCTCGCCAAAATTGAAGCCGATAAAATATTGGACCAAATAAAAGATACCTATGATTATTTTGACAATAACAGTACCATTAATGATTTTAAAAATATTTATTTGGATTTTATTAAACTCAACCGTGCTTATAACACTTATGTGTCTAAAGTAAATGCACTGAGCCATTTTGAAGGTTTGCTCAAAATTAAATTTGATGATTTAAAAGTATGCAATATTCAAAGCTGCATAAATACAATGATATCAGATGGACTTAATACTTCTACAGTAAAAGTTTATATAAATGCTTTTTTTATATTTCTTAAGTGGACATGTAGCCAATATCATCTTAAAATTTTCGATACATCCAGTATTAGTTTGTCTAAATTTAAATCACATAGCAGCAAAATTGCACTGGAAGATTCAGAATTACAAGAGGTACTAAATTACTTTTCGACATATCCTGATAGAGATTTTTATATTGCGGTTTTATTTGGTAGTAAAGCTGGGCTTAGAGTTGGAGAATCCATGGGGTTAATAGAATCAGATTTGGATTTTGAAAATGAATATATTTATATAAATCGTCAGTGGAAATTTTTAGATAGCGGATTGTATGGATTCGGTGAACCTAAAAGTTGTAATTCATACAGAAAAATCCCTATGTCGAATTTGATTAAAACAGAAATGCTAAAATTAAAAGAAAATGGTTATATTAGACCCGGAGAGAGAATAATAAAAAATGTGAACACTGCAAATTTTGCAACAGCTCTAAACTATCATCTTAAAAAAAATTTTGGTATAACTACACATGAATTAAGACACACTTTTGCTACTAACCTTTTAAAGAAAAAACTTGATCCAAAAACAACTGCACAAATATTAGGTCATACTGTAAATGAGTTATTAAACACTTATAGTCATGTAACTGATGAAATGCTTAATAACGCTAAGAATATAATAAATAAAATGTAA